AGATTTAAAAGCTACTGTTATAAGTGAAAACTGCTCAGACAGAGAAGTATTAAGACAAATTGGTCAAGATATTCTTGTAAATCAAACAGCTAATACTCAAAAGATTATTGATGAAATATTTAGAGATAGATTAGATGAAAAAGACAGTAAGATTGCCGATTTACAAAGAGAAGCATTAATGAAAGATTTACAAGCAAGTCAATTAGCACAAACACAATCAATTATATCTAATGTATACCAAGAATTAAAGAATTGTCCTGTTGGAACTGTACCGGTTTATGGAAACACACCTATATTTAGTTGCAATAACAATGGATGTGGATGTGGATTCAACACAACAAGTCAATTTGTATAATAGCATAGAGTAGAATACTACATACTCGAATACGAGAACTTGCTAATTTTAGAGAATAGGCATAGTTCTATTCTCGTTTTTTTATGAAAGGAGATAAGATAAGATGATAGAAACAATAATTAATGAGCCTCTTGCTTTGCCAAGTAATGCTAGTCCAATAGTTTTTGATGAAACAGATATAAGAACTAGGTGTGCTTCTTGCTGTGGTTGGTTAGATTATCAAAATGGCAACCCTAACTTTAAAATCTTTGGGAATGGATATACAGGCTATTATGATGTAGAATTTAGTGCCTCAGTAAGTACGGCAACACCCGGTGTTGTGGCAATAGGATTGTTTCAAGACGGTGTATTGATACCTGACACCGTAAGAGCTGTAACTATTGCAGCTGCAGACGATTATGAAACTATATCATTTGATAAAAAACTAAGAGTATGCCCTCGTGGTACTACAAATATAAGCGTACAAAGTGTTAGTTCAATTCCAACACCTACTAACCCTACAACACCAATAGCTACTACACAAGCAATTATAACTAACGCCACTTTCAGTATTTCTAGGCTTAATCGTTAATGAAAAACAATACAATAGATATAACGTCATTACTACTACAAGCAATAAGCCTTGAAATATTATTTAAGGACTATAACAACAGTGACTTAATGAACGAATTACAAACACAAGATGAAAAGTATTTAAAACAAATACTTAAAAACCAAGAAGAAATATTAAAAATCCTTAAGAAAGGAAGTGAATAATTTTGGAAGACCAAGTGATTGAAAAAACAAGCAAAGCAATTGAGAGAATAATGAAAGAGGGAATTGCTACAACTAATTTAGATAACCTATACAAATTAATTGATATTTATAAAGACGCAAAGGAGGTAAAAAATATGAATTATGGAAATTATGGAAATTATGGAAATTATGGAAGACCCGGATATGATAGTTATGGAGAATATGGACGTAGAGGCTATGATATGAAATATAGAGGACACGAACATATAGACAGAATGGCAGGAGAATATGGCAGATATGTTGAAAACAAGAATAGATATGGTGCTGGGGAAGAAACAGACAAAAGTTTTCATTATATGGTAAAAGCATTAGAAGATTTTATTAAGGTGCTACATGAAGAAGCAGATACACCACAACAAAAACAACAATTAACACAAGCACTACAAAATTCAATGAGATAATATGTATCAATATTATAATAACAACCCTTATAATAGGCATATTGATGATTGCACATTGAGAGCTATAAGTTTATTAACCAATCGTAATTGGGATGAAGTTTATAACGAGCTAAGTTATTTGGCTAGTAAAGATGGCTTGATGATGGATAGTGTTGCATTTATAGAAGATTATTTGGATGATAGATATCCAAGAGAGTGCCATTATTCAAAAACAATAGGAGAATTTGCTAAAGAATATCCTGTTGGTAAATATGCTGTTACAACAGATGGCCATATAACTGCCATTATAAACGGCGTAATATACGACACGTTTGACCCTAGCAACAGAATTATGAGATGTGCTTGGGCAATAAGGACATAATTTGTCCTTTTTTTTGTGATATGATATAATTATACTGGTGGTTAGGTATGAGGGTAGCAGTAGATAAAAATTCCGTTGATATAGTAACAAAAGATGATAACGAATATATTTATTTGTTTGATGATGAAAAATATGAGGATTTATTAAAATTAAATATGCATTGTATCAAGTTTAATTTGTGTGATTATGTTGATATAAACTTAACCAAATATAATATTGATTGTATAAAAAAAGCCAAAACAATAGATAAAGATTGGAATGTGTTGCCACCTCGAAAAGATTATAAAATAGGAATAATAATCCCTAACTATAATTATGAACACACAATAGAAAAGTGCTTAAATAGTATAGTGGAACAAACATATAAGAATTATGAGGTAATATTTGTTGATGATATGAGTACAGACAACTCAGTAAATATTGCATATAAGTTTGTAGATAAATTGTCCAACATAAAGATAGTACAATTACAGCAAAAAAGATTAAATGGTGGAGCAAGAAACGAAGCGTATTTACATTTAAGTGAAGATGTTGATTATGTATGGTATGTAGATAGTGATGATTGGCTAGATAATAATAAAGTGTTAGAAAAAATAAATCAAAAGTTACAAAGTTATCCCGATGTATTATTTGTTGCTATGAATATGTATAAAAATGGAAAAACAGAGCTTGCATTTGTCCCAAATTATAAAGATAAATATGAAGCAATGCAAGGTTGGAGTGGTAGTTGTGGCAAAGTAATAAAAAAGTCGTTGGCAATTAGACAAGAATGTCTTTATAATGAAGGTACTTTAAAAGAAGATAGAAACCAACACTATAAAGTGTGTATAAATATGAATACATTTACATTGTTAAAAAAGCCTGTATATGTCTGGAATAGGGATAATCTTAAATCAGTAACAACTATACGAGAAAAAGTCGTATGGGGTACTTCAACAATAAGACATTGGGCAGATACAGAGCAATTATACTTAACATACAAGGGGAGTGATGTTAAATTAGATAATATATTAAAAGAACGTGTAAGAACAACAAAAGAAGAGGCGTTGAATGGGGGTGATAAACAATGGTAAAAAAATATATAATAATGTGTGGTGGACACTATAAGCATTGGGAAACACCTAGGCATTTATCGGTAGTAAAAGGCGAAGAATTGGTCGCAAGAACAATACGATTATTAAGAGAAAATGGTGTTGAAGATATTGCAATAAGTACACATAACCCTGTATTTGAAAAGTTTGGAGTGCCAATATTAAAACATGATAATTTATATGAAGCAAGATTTTGGACAATAGAAGAGGGCAATTGGTTTAATTGTTTTTACCCAACAGATGAACCTGTTTGCTATATATTTGGAGATGTATTCTTTAGTGATGAAGCAATTAAAACAATAGTAGAAACAGAAACAAATGATATTGAGTTTTTTGGGTCTAGATCACCGTTTTCAAAAAATTATATAAAAGACCATGAAGAGCCATTTGCTTTAAAGGTAGAAAACCAAAAGCATTTGAGAAAAGCAATAGAAAAAACAAAACAATTAGAAAAACAAGGCAAATTTTGGAGAAAACCTTTAATGTGGGAATTATGGACAGTTATCAAAGAAACGCCATTGCAAACAAAGAAAGGCGAATATCCAGCGGAATATACAGTCATAAATGATTATACCTGTGATATAGATTGGAAAGAAGATATAAGAAAAATAGAATATAAGTTAGGAGGAAAAGATATGATGGTAAAATGTGAAGTAATAAAAGATTTTACGCTAGGAAGATTTGGTGAATTAAAAAACATTAAAAGGAGAATGTATGAAGAACAAGGCAAATTGTTTGTTGGCGATACATTTGAATGCACAAAAGAAGTGGCAGACTACTTAATGGGAAATAACAGCAAGAGTGAAACAGTTGTTAAAGTAATAGAAATAACACCAGAACAATCCAAAGAAGAACCAAAAAAAGTAGAGTTTGAAGAAGTAAAGATATCTACTATTGAAGAGAAGCCAAAAAAAACAGTAAAGAAAACAACCAAAAAGAAAACTAGCAAGAAACAGGTGTAATATGAAGTTCAAAATGAACAACAGAGATTGGGAAATAAAAGAAATTTCTCAAGAAATGTTTGAACCAACTACAGACCCAAAAGAGCAAGGAGATTGCTTTGGTTTGTGTGCATATAATGAACAAGTTATTTATTTGTGGAAAGAATTGCATCAACAGCAAAAAAGAGCAACTTTAATGCACGAATTATTACATTGTTATATTGGCAGTTATTTAAGCTTTGAAGATATTGGAAACTATTCCGAAGATGTAATGTGTAATATATGTGCAAATTCTCACGATATAATACACGAAATTACAGAACAATATTTTAATAGCAAGAAATAATCTTGCTTTTTTTGTGATTTGACACAGCTTTAATTTATGATATAATGTAGGTAGAGTTCGAGGATAAAGGACTCCGTAAGGAATCTCGCGTGTTCGTGGCACGTTAAATATTACGATAGGAGGAATTATGAAAAGAGACGAATTGGTAGATTTTACAGACGAACAAAAAGATTTGGTTATGTCTTTATATGGTAAAGCCATAGGCAAAAAGGACAAAGAAATAGAAACTTTAAAAGAAGATAAAAAAAATCTTGAAGATAAAGTGTCTACTTACAAAACCAAAATTGATGAGTTCAATGAAACTGCTAAAGAAAATGCTGATTGGAAATTAAAATATGAGGAGTTGCAAACCTCAATTAAGGAACAAGAAGCGAAACAAAAAGCTGAAGAACAAGATAAAATATTAACAGATAATATCAATGCTTTGTTTGAAGGCAAAACATTCACTAGCGAATATGCAAGAAGTGGTCTTTTAAATGATATTAAAAACGGATTAAATTTACCAGAAAACAAAGGTAAAGGAATACAGGAATTGTTTAATGAATTAACAAAAGACAAAACCGATATTTTTACTAATCCTAACCAAATAAAAGACATGGAAAGCATGGGAGATAGTGAGCAAGACAATAATATTAAAGAAATGCCAATAATATGGTAGAAAAAAAGGAGAGATTAAATTATGGCAAGATTAGATGCATTAAGCATTAAGATGACTGATGGTTCTACTGCTGAAAAACTTGCAGAAGAATATGGAAAAGTTATCGAAAATTTACAACACATAACACTAGCATCAAGATTAAAAAATACTGATTTATCAGGAGATCCTACAAGCGGAACTGTTGAAGCAAAAAGATTTGTAAATGTTTCAAGTGCTGCTTATGGAACAGCAAGAGGACATGGTTATGCTGACAAAATTAAAGCACAACCAGTAGTAGTTGCTTTAAATGACAACACTGAGTACCTTGAGGAGATTGAGGAGAAAGACCTAAAAACCTATGGGATCAGTGGACTAATTGAAAGAAGAACAAGAAACCATCAAGATGCACTAGCTGTTGAATTAGACACTAAATTCTTTGCAGAAGCAGTTACTGCAGGAACTGCATTCACAGCTACTGGAACTCCATCTATTGAAGATGAAATAGAAGAAGCTATCCAAAAAATTGAAACAACTAAAAATGGATTTGTACAAGGTGTACCAAGAAACATGATTGAAGTTGTTATGTCACCTAAATATTATGGAAAGTTAAGAAACAAAATCAATGCTATTTCTAACTCAAACAATTTAGGTGTTGTACCTAACTATGAACAAGGAACATTCAACAATGTTAATGTTTATTCAAATGTATTCCTACCTAATGGAATCAACTATGTAGTTATGGTTAAGGGTGCAGTTGCACAACCAATAATGACTTCAATTTACAACCCTAAACAAATAGAATTAAGTGACGCTATCGGATTTGGTTTATTTGCTTACAAAGGAACTAAAGCAGTTATGAGCGACTTAATAATATATAATGGGTCAGTAGTAAGTCTTTAATAAAGGAGGGCGTTTATGGAATTTAAAGGTCAATACCTAACTTATGAAGAATATAAGGCTCTAGGTGGCACTTTAGACCTAACGCCTTTTAACTTATTAGAATTTGAAAGCAGAAGAAAAATTGATATAAGAACTCAAAACAGATTGGTAGATTGTAAAGAAATACCTCAAGCAGTAAAATTGTGTATATATAAAATGATAAATAGTTTGAATGACTTCAATGCTACTACAAGCGATATAGCCAATAATGGTAATATTGCAAGCGAAAACACAGATGGATATTCTGTAAGTTATATTACAACTGCTCAAATAAGTGATGTTGTAAAATCAAAGAGCGAAGAGCTACAAGATATTATGGACAGCTATTTGATAGGTGTAATAGTTGATAGCCAACATATAATGTTTTTAGGAGCAGAATGAGAACAAATTCAAGTTTAACTGTTTATCATAGAGATGGATTAGATGTGGCAACACATTTAGAAAAATGGACACGATATAATTACGATAATGTATGGTTCTTTGGTGGAAAGGGTGCTGGAATAAACAAAGGATATGACGAAGCAAATGACGTAGAGGTGCGAATACCATATAACCAAAATAATGGCTTAGATATAGATGATTTCGCTATTGGTGATATTCTTGTACAAGGCACTCTTGAAACCGATATAGATACACAACAAGATTTAGAGGAATATCTAACTTATAATATTAAAAGCATTAATAACAATAATTTTGGTAATAATCAACATATTCATTTGGGTGGAAAATAATGCAATTCAAAATGAAACCTACCAGTGTAATAAAAGCCGATTTAGGAATAAATCCTGGCGGGAGAATTCATGCTTTTTTTACAGAAACTTGCTATAAACACATGGATAAATATGTTCCTAAAAGGACTGGCACTTTACGAGATAATGTTGATGTATTAACAGATAAGATTATTTATAAAAGTGACCCGTATGCCATTATTCAATATTATGGAATTATATGGGGACATCCAGTTCAGAATTATACAGAACCAGGCACAGGACCTTATTGGGATAAACGCATGTGGAGTGCAGAAAAGTACGATGTGGTAAAAGAAGTGCAAAAAGAAATAGATAGAGGTGCTTAATGGATTATAAAGATTATAGAATATCAAAATTAAGGGAATATTTGTTTGACGTTATAAGCAGATTAACTTCAAAAGCCAATTATCAAATCAACGCCGATATGTTGGGCAAAATTGGTGACTTTTCATTAGATAAGATACCAACAAACACAGAAGTGGAAAATTGGATAATAGGCGTGCAAAAAAGGCGTGATGTGTACTCATTTAGAAGTCGTAAAGCATATTCACAAGACACTATCAACAATCTTAAAAATATAGGGTTCTTTGAAGATTTTGAATATATAATTAAATCTAATAATGATAGAGGCGTATTGCCTGAAATAAATAATATAGAAAGTATTGAATGTTTAAACTGCGGTACACTTAATAGTGTAGACGGAACAGAAGCAACATTTGATATACAAATACAAATAACATATATAGACGACATGGAAGAAAAACTGGTAAGTCTATAAAAAGGAGGAAATTAAATGGCAAGTTATGTACCAGATGGAATAACAAAAATTAACAGAAGTCAATTTTTAACTTATCTAGATACAACTCCAGCATCAACAGCAACTTGGAAAATACTTGGAGTAGGAATCACTGATTATGGAATAGATTTTAACCCTCAGGTAGATACAGAAAAATGGATAATTGAGGATAATAGTAGAACAGACCATTCTTCAAATCAAAAACAAGGTTCTGTAACTCAAAGATGTTACAAAGGTGATCCTGTATTTGAATTTGTTAGTGCTGGTAGAGATAAATTAAATTATAAAACTCATATACTTGATATTGATAGATGGAACGGAACAGGTTCTTCTTATCCAGCTAAAAAGAGTGATGTCATTATAACAGTAACAAGTTATATGGGGGAAAACGCAGAAATTGAATACGACATTTATTATGATGGAGACGCAACAGAAGGAACAGTAACTTTTGATGGAAATGGCAATCCATCATTCCAAGAAACAACAAGCTTATAGAAACCGTTAAGGGCGAGGCGAAGTAATCGCCAAGCTCTTTTTTTATTAAAATAGGAGGAATGAAAAATGAATGAAAAAACAATAAGATTAAATGAAAATAATGTATTAAAATTATCTATTGAAACAAATGATGGCAAGAAAACGGGGGAGTATTTGGAGTTTGACCTAGAAGATATAGGGCTTCCTTTTAGGTATGAAGAATTATTAGAAAAAGATAAAAAAAATAAACAAAATTTAAGAAACAAAATATTGATAATTGACAAAAAACAAGATTTTACTAAAAAAGGTCAAATTTTAAGCAATAATGAAAAAGAAAAAATGATAGCACTAAATGATTTTTTTAACAAAGAAATAGAAGTGTATAACATGTTTCTAGGAGAAAATGGTGTACAAAAACTATTGAATGGAAGAAAAATAGGTTGGACAACATTACAAGAAATAGATGACATTATAGAAAAACAAATACAACCATATTTAGAAACCAATATGAAAGATATAACAGAAATGGTTAAGAAAAAATATGGACAAGCAATCAATAAGAATAAAGAACAAATTGAAGTGATAGAATGAGTTGCATAAAAAAAATCCAAATAGAAAATACAATATACGAAGCCAATACTGATTTCAGAATAGCTATTGAATGTAATAGAATTGCAACCGATGAAACCATAGGCGATTATGAACGCGTTTTGGGCATCATTTATACAATGTTTGGTGAAAAAGCATTAGAAAATTCTGACCACTATAAAAAATTACTCAAATGGACTTTGAACTATCTTTCTTGTGGAAATGAAATAGAAAAAACAGATGAAAAGCCTGATATGGATTATATAGAAGATATGGACTATATAGAAGCGTCTTTCATGTCGGATTATGGCATATGGTTGCCAGATACAAATGATATGGATTGGCATAAATTCAACAATCTTATAAATGGCTTGTCAAATAGTGAATTTGGTAATTGTTGTGTGTTAAATAGAATACGAAATTTGAGGAACTATGATGTTAAAGATATAAAAGATTCAAAAGAAAGACAAAAAATATTAAAAGCTAAAGAACAGGTGGCTTTAAAAAAATATAAAAAAGAAAATCACTTAACAAAAGAACAAGAAGAAAGCATGAGAAAATTAAATGAAATGCTTGGCTTGTAGAAAGGAGATGATTTTATGCTAAAATTAAATATACAATTGTTTGCTGATGGTGGTACTCTTGTTATTGGAACCGATCTAGATGCAAGTCCTTTAGAAAAAAAATTAAGCAAATTAGAAACAAAATTAGAAAACGAAAAAGTAGATTTACATATTAGCTATTCTCGTGCTGAAGATGTAAAGTTTAAGTTACAACAAACATATAGGGAATTGGATAGACTTAAAAAGAAGCAACAAGAATTAGCAACAGAAATTCCCAAAAAGATTGCGGAATATAAAGCTTTGATAGAAAAAATTCAAATGGGTGAAGGATTAACCCCAGTAGATTATTTGAATTATGATAAAATGGGGACACAAATTGATAATTTAAAATTAGAACAAAGTATTGTTAACAAACAAGTAGATGATTATAATGAAAAAGTCAATAAATTAGACTTTGCTCTAGCAAAAGCAGAATCTTCTTATGATAAGCAAAAAGATAAATTGTCACAAACAACTCAAGAAGTGGTAGAGTTAAAAAACGAATTAAAAGAAAGTGCTAGAACAGATTTTTCAAAAATGAATGCTCAATTACAAAAAACAGGGGAATCAATAAAAGGGACAATTACAAAAGTTGCAAAATGGGGATTGGCATTATTTGGTATAAGAAGTATATATTCCGCTATAAGAAGTGCTGTTAATTTGGTTGCGTCTGAAAATGAAGGAATAGCTACTCAAATAGATGTTATAAGAAAAACCATAGCAGAAGCACTCTTGCCGTTGGCTCAAACAATATTAAATTATATCGCCAAAATAATGATATATATAAATTATGTTTATCAAAGATTAACTGGAAAAGCTTTGTTTGATTTTGATAAAGCTTGGAAAAAAGTAAAAGATAACGCTAAATCCACCGAAAAATCAGTTAAAACAATACAGAAAACCTTGGCCGGGTTTGATGAAATGAATATATTAAATGATAACACAACAGCTGCTGGTGGTGGAGGAACAAGTAAAATAGATAATTTAAAGAACCCTTTTGAAGGTTGGGAAAATTATAAGATACCAGATTGGGTAAAAAAGATAGGCGGATACGCTCAATTTGCGGCAGATAATTGGAGAGAATTTGCAGGAATGTTAAGTCTTGCGGGAGTTGCTTTGGGACTTATAACAGGGAAATATGGAGTTGCAATAGCATCATTTATTGCATATTTGGTAACACAAATACCAGAATTAATATTTGACTTAAAAATATTATCTGGTTCTAGTAATACTTTTGAATTTAGATTGAAATCTTTGATAGGAATGATTAACCCTCTTGCTGGATTAATTGTAACTGCCGCCGATGCATATACAGACTTGACTACTGAAACTGGAAGTACAACTATGGCAACCAGAAAACTTGAAGACGCTCAAAAAGCTTTAAAAAAAGCACAAGTTGATTTAAAAAATGCTACAAGTAGTTATAAAACAGCGTTAGAAAATGCCAAGAACGCCGAAAAAGAATTAAAAGATGCTGAAAAAGAAACGGGAATATCGGCAGAAGAATTGTTTGAAAAAGTAAAAAAAGGTGAAATATCTTACAGAGATATGAACGACCAACAAAAGAGGGTATATGAAGCGTATTTAAACAACATTGATGCTCAAAAACAATTAAAAACATCAGAAGAAGAATTGACAAAAGCAGAACAAAATTTGACAGATGCAACAAAAAAAGAAGAAAAAGCAACATTAAACGATGCTTTGGCAAAACAAAGAGCAAAAGGAGATTATGATGGGTATAAAAAGTCAGTTGTTGATGCATATAATGAAGGTAAGATATCTGCCGGAGAAGCAAGAGATTATATAGAACAAGCGTGTCAAGACATGAGTGATGCAAATGAAAAAACATTTACAAAAGATTTGCCTAATGATATTAAATCTGGACTTGACCCTGATAAATATAGAAATGCATGGACAAAATTAAAAACAAAATGGAATTCATTTATAGATGGTTTGTCTTCTGGTATAAGTTTATTGTTTTCTGCCAAAACTACTGATAACACAAAGAAAAGTAAAAATGCAAAAGGTGCTATTATAAATTCTAATAATCTACCAAGATTGGCTCCAGGAGGAATAATCAATCAACCAGGTAGAGGAGTACCATTAGGAAGTGCTATTGGTGGAGAACGAGGGGCTGAAGGCGTTATCCCTTTAACAGACAGTCAACAAATGGCGTTGCTAGGAGAGGCTATTGGACGCTACATTACGATTAATGCAAACATAGTAAATACTATGAATGGTAGAGTAATATCAAAAGAACTTCAAAAAGTACAAAATGAAAGCGATTTTGCTTTTAATAGGTAGGTGATATAATGTTTTTAAATAAAGATAGTATACAAGTTAAAATAAGTGGTATGAATAATTATTTGTCATTAGGACAATATCTAG